TCTATTAGATACCATTCGTTTTTTTTTAATTCTTCTCTATCAATCATTTTTATATCCTTTCTTATTTCTTATCTATTTATAAAGTATTTTATGGGATATGTCAAATTAATAATTTAGTACAGATTTCCCCCCGCCCGTGGGTGGGGGGTGGGCTTGTAGCTTGTAGCTTGTAGCTTTTTAAAAAAAAAGAAAAAAGAAAATTTTTTAATTGACTCGCAGTTCCTTCTATTCTTAAGAATAGAAGGAACTAGCCCTGTTTTTGTTAATCTCAATTAACTAGCTAGTTAATTGAGATTTATTTACTACTACTATGTGGTCTTTGTCGGCTTTGTTGCGATTAAGTAATTGCTCAATCTTTTGTTTTGCGTCATCTGATACCAAACTTAAAGCATTACCAGTATTGGAATTAATATCATTAAGAGAAATGTAATCGTCTACATCTTTCCAAACTTCCCTAATATCATCAACAATTCTAGCATTATCAATAACTGCATTCATAATAGTTAGCATTTCTTTTTCAAACTTATATAAGTTTTCATGTGACATAATTAAATCATCAGTACATCTTTTGTAATTAACCACATAAGCCCATTTATAATCTTGCTCTAATGCATAAGCTCTAGTATGACAACCCCCTGTATTAACAATTTCAATACCCCAAGTATTCATATTCAAACTTTCTCTATCAGCATAACCTGATCCTAAGTCTGAAGTATTCTCTCTTAACCAATTACTATTTTTACCCTCTTGATTGTGATAGTGTGGATTTGATTTTACCTCATTACCCCAAATAGAATTAAATGGATTTAATCCCTGAGCTGATAAACTGTCATGGTTTAAAGCTTCGGCTACTTCTAGTTTTAAATCAAAAGTAGCTCTTACTTCTGGATCATCTGAGTTAGTATTTTTATAAACAAAACAACGATCCATATCAGTAAAATTTCTATGATATCCTGAACTTTGATTGTTATACTTTCTTAATACTTCCAAATCTTCTTTTGGATATCTCTTCTCAACTAAGTTAACTGTAAGATCGTGAAGA